ACCTTTCAAGATACCAAGCCATTTGTTTCTCAGTAATGCAACTTCGTTGATCAATACTTCGAAATCAATTACTTCATCTTCACCATCAGTATACTTCTCTGCATCACGACTTGTCAAGGCTCTATTGTACCCTTCTAAGTACTTTTGGAAATATTTCCTGCGTAGTTTGCGTAATTGGATATTGAGATAGTTTAATACTGCTTCTATCTCTTGTAGTTGGTTAAATCGTTGTTCGGTGATTCCGGGTAAATTAGAAATGTTCTTTTCAACTTTTCCATTTACCCGGCAATCATACCTTGCTTGCTCTAGTTCTGATTCATAGTGTGTTATGAAATCTGGAATCTGACTTAGATCACTAGTGATTCTGGTGTACCAATTCATCTATCACCATTCATCGTCTTCGGTATCTTCATCCTCTTCGTACTCTTCATATTCTTCTTCGTCATACTGAGAACTATATTCACGCAACGCTTCTATTACCGCAGGTTCTCTACGGAATGCTTCTTTGATCTCTGCTGAATCGTAATCGTTTTCTACTAAGACATTAATCAAAGACTCGGCTGCATCTGAAAGATTGTTTTCATCAATCTCTATTTTTAAAGCGCGCCATAACTCGGCTATTACAGTAATACTCATCCTGTTATTCCTCCGTTTCAGAATTTGTATTACTTATCGTTGTTTGTTTGTTTTCATATTCTAACATTACTTTGTCGAGGCAACCATTTTCATTTGATTCCCAACCCTTGCGGAAGAATTTAATAATCTCGCCGTCATTAGTTGTATAACTCAGTCGATTACCTTCTTTAGTAAGCAAGTTAGCCTTCTCAAACAAATCAAGCAAACCGCTATATGGGTTCATGCCCGTCTCATATGGAATCTTGACTTGAACGCTTTCAAAAGGCTTAGCGTAACGTGTTTTCATTACCTTACAGGCACTACGAATACCACGCACTTCGCTAATCTTGTTGCCATCTTCATCTTCTTTAAGTTTCAATTTCTTCATAGCGACTACGATTGAACTTGCATAGATGAAGCCTTGTCCACCACTGATCTTATCATCAGGGTCAAACATATCTTGGCTAGCATAAGTGTGATTAGTAGCAACTAATCCTACGTTATGACTACCAAACATGTTTACACAGTTACGAACAAGACTAGTTAATGCCTTAGGCTTGCGACCCATATCACCCTTCATATCGCCTGCTTCAAACTGATTGACATCAGTTGGAGTCAGCAACATGCCAAGACTGTCAATGATGAACAATACTTTCGGCTTATCGTCTTGCGGAAGAGTCTTGTAACTCTTCATAAACTCGCTGATAGTTTTAGCAACATCATCAATCATTGCCATGTTAAGTTTAAGCAACTTGCTTTCATCGGTATCGACACCAAGTGCCTTCAACCAATCTTCATCTAGTGCATTCTCAGTATCGACCAATACAACAAAGATACCTTGTTGTTGTGCATGACGAACTAAGTTGCCTGAACAAATGTATGATTTGCCTGAGCCTGATTCGCCGGCAAATACAGTTACCTTGCCTAGCGGGACTCCTTTGTTAAAGTCTCCGCTAATAAGATAATTGAGAGCGTGGTTACCGGTACTGACCCAATCAGTAGGATCATTGAAACCAATACTGAGACCTTCAATACTTTTGGTAATATCTTTACGAAATTTGCTAACATCGAATGGTTTTGCCATATTACTTACTACCCTTCAACGTAACAACAATATCTTCACGATTGCTAGCCTTGAGCCAAGTGTTCAAACGTGCTACGATAACATTATCATCTTTGGGGTTATCAAAATTGATATTACAGTCCATGACTGTATCACCGCTATCTGCTTCGCGGCTGCTATAATTGAGAGAAAAACTCTCATTGATTTTAATTGTTTTTGCCATTTTAGTAATCCTCATAATCTCTTTGATAGTCTATCATTAAATGCGATTTTGTCAAGCATTTCTGGACAACTGTCTGCGATACGATCAAGTTCATAGTCATTTGGAAAATGTCTTAATGCACCACGGGCACGGTCACGGACGATGCTCGGCACCCTAGGCGTCTTGCCCGGATCGCATAATTCTTCTAGTAATTTCTTTCCTTGCTTTAGTGCGCGGAATCTTTCGTCTGGTAGTGTCATGGTAGGTCTCCTATGAAAAGAAAGAATGGGGAGGAGTTACCCTCCCCATTTCAAATTAACCCTTCTGTTGACGGCTACGGATCATCGCTAAAATGTCTTGTGCCTTGTCGCTAGAAGTACTCTTAGGAACTACTACTGGATCACTATTCTCTTCTGGTTCATCTTCCTGAACTACTGGCTTCTTGGCAGAAACACTCAATGTAGTAGTCTCAGTAACATGAGGTTCTGCGCTAGCAACACCAGCCGGAGCCTCAAGACCATATGGACGATAGTATGCGCCCCACTTGTCATTGTCATAAGGCTTACCATCTACTGAAGCCTCAAACATTTCTTTGACGACACGCAGTTCGCTTTCGCTAGGCTTCTTGGGTAAGAAGTCTGCAAGATTGAAAAGACCATGTGCTTCGATAGCAGCCTGCTCTGCTTCAGTCAACGGAGTCTCTTTGCGAGCCCAGTTGCTAGTAGAGTAATCAGCATAACCACCCTTGCTGGTCTTCTTAACGTTGAAATCAGTACCATTCAAGAAATCAGTTGGGATGTTTTCCATATCTGGATCCATCAAACTTGACTTGATGATAGTAAAAATTTGTGGGCTGATAACGAATCTACGAATCGGATTCGCAGGAGTCGCATCATTGCCGATTGGGTTCTGACGAACAAAACCTTGAAACAGATAACTACGCTTCTTCCAATACTTGTTTGCCATTTCTTTGAGAGTATCGTCTTTATACCAAGGACGAACTTCTGCCAAGATCGGGCAGTTGTCTCCATACATTTCTACGCATGGGACTTGAACGATAACTTGCTTTGCATTTGGATCACCCTTCACGCCATTGAAAGGCAACTTGATGATCTGACGTTCTACCCAGAAAAATGTGTTGCTGTTGTTTGCGTCTGGAAGGAAGCGAATAGTAGCAGTTGTACCTTCTTCCATGTTCCAGTGTGGGTAGATTGCGTTATCTGATTGGGTGCGTTGACCCTGACCTGTTTTCTTACTTTCTTGTGCCGCGAGACGGGCACGGATATCTGCTAGACTTGCCATTTTGTTTCTCCTTTAAAAAATGCCTAATTTGAGCCTAAATGTGTTTTATGTTTTGTTGTCGGAGACAACTAACACATGATGACATTATACACTAACGTCATCGTGTGTCAATAATACTTATACCCTATTGAAGAGTAAAATATATTAATTTATTGAGTATTGGGTGAATTACTTCAAGCCAGCCAAACGTTTGATATCTTCAAACTCACGACTTTCGCTTGTACCAACTAATTTACCTACAGCGCCTTTTGGTCCTACTTTTTCAGTTGGGCCTAATTGACCTACACGCTTTTGGTCAGCATCTAAATCTTCTGCTACTGTTGGTTGTTGTGCTTGTTGCCACTGTCTTAATGTTCCCTTAAAGGTGCCTGCTCGTTGAGCAGCCGACCATGCTTTAAAGGCTTGTCCTTCAGGGCTAGCTTTCCAGGCCGCCGTAGAAGCCACATCAGCTTTGGCTTTATCACTAATAGGTTCGCCGGTTACGCCATCGTAATTTCCAGACTTAGTAGGAGCAACTGCTGGCTTTGCTGCCGGTGCTACAACCTTTTTAGTCATATCCATTGTGCCACCTTTTTTCACAACGCCCTGCCTTAACCCCATGGCAACTTGTGGCTTGCCAGTGTTTGGATCATATCCTTGTGGTGCAGCCGCAATTCTTGCTTTAGTAGCCGCATCCGGAACTACTGGAGCCGCCGCAGGTGCTGCCGGTGCAGTTGCCGGTTTCTTGAACATACCTTTAGCCTTGTTAATCATATTACCAACAATGCCTTCATCCATATCTGCTTCACTAACTTCATCTTTTGGTACAGCCATTCTTGGCTTGCCATGTTGTGCGTGTTTTGGGATACCGGCTTTCTTTTGTAAGTCTTTTAGTAACTCTTCATCGCCGGGTGCTATGTAGTCAGCAACTTTCTTGCCGACCTTTTTAAGTGTATCAACTACACCTTCATCAACACCACCTAATGATTGTTCAACTTGTCTGATCCAACCACTAACATCACTTGAACCAATTTCGTCAACGTCGCCAACAAAATCAGCAACATCATCAATTGCTTGTGTAACTGCGACAGGACCATATTTCTTTAGTAAATCTAAACGCTGTGATAATATTCTGCGAGTGATTGCGCCGGCTACTGGATTGTCCCTATCTTCTGCTAAACCAAATGCTTTAAGATTTTTTTCTTCAGTATCATCATTGTGTGCTAATGTTTCTGCACCGGGTGCTTCATCAAGCATTTCATCGGCAGGTACTGCCAATGTTTTTGTGGTTTCATCTTCTACTTCGGTAATTGATTCTGCCCATTCGTCTAACTCTTTAACGACTGTCATCTCTGTGACATTTTTTGACAGTCTTTTTAGTATAGGCATCACGCTTTCAATACGTGGATCTAATGTCTCTTGCACAAACAATTCGTTCAATGAAATATCATCATCTGATTCTTCATTGAGTACAGGTGTATAACTTTCAAAATACTTGTTGTAACCACGATGACTTGCCATGCCCTGCAATGTCATACGTAGTGTGTTGTAATGATTTAATCCTTCATTGACTAATGCCAATGCTGATTCATTGAACTGTCCATTACGTGTGGCACGAACAAATCCTGCCATCTGTGAATATTCTTCTACTAATGTAGTGATATGACGACCTTTGTCATCATAAGGAGTGCCGCCTTCTGCGATATGGCGTGCATATACTCTTGCTAATCCAGGACGGTTAGTTGGTAGTAGGAAACGCTCACCTTCTAGATTCTCAACGAAAATCTTAGCGATGTTACGGAAACGCTGTTCACCTTCTTCAATCTGGCGCGTGTGTTGTAATATGATTTTTACTTCTGGCACGTTATCGCTGTAACTTGCTTTCTTACCCATTGGGTGATAGCCCTCTAACATATTTTCTTTTTTGTTCATAACAGTCCTCTTTTTCATGTCCCCTAATAATCTATCTTTATTGGAAACATCAAATCCTAATAATTTACGTTGTGACCAGCGTTTTAAAAAATGCGCAAATGTCTCAAAGTCTTTGTGTTCTGTAAACTTGTCATCTATATACAATACTAGATTGTTACCCTCTACTGTAGCCCATGCATTGATCTTTTCACCATCTTCACCGGTAACCGTAAATCTAAAAACATCTGATTCTTCTATATCATCTGTAGGATCGCCCTTGCTATCTAGGCTTATGGGGTCATAACCCCTGCTTCGCAAGACATCGTGTAATTCTCTGTTTAGTGTATCGTAATTAACTGGCATATGTATATTTAGTCTTCTAGTTTAACTTATGACAGCAAAAAAAGGCAACGGTTGCACGAATTCCTCATGGTCACGCATATGGCCTTCGATATCCTGATGGAATTCTTGTAATTGCT